CAAATCTTGAGATGGGTTGGAGCTTCTTTGATAATACAAAGATTTGATTCCGTTTTCCCAAGCAAAAATCATTAGTTCATTAATTTCTTTCGGCTTGGTATTTGCAGGAATCATCACATTCAGTGATTGACCTTGATCAATGAATTGTTGTCTTTGTGCAGCATGAATAACGACTTCTTTCTGCGAAAGTTCTGCAAATGTTTTGAAAACATCCTTTTCATTTTGTGTCAGGAAATCCAAATGTTGCACACTACCACCATGAATCAGAATACTTTTCCAGACTTCTTTATTGTCTTTACCTTTCTCGTTCAACACTTCAACCAATTTTGGATTACGATATGTAAAGTTTCCTTTGGCGAGATTTTTCACGAAGTAATTACTATTCAATGGTTCAATACTTGGGCTGACTTGACCCAAAATGAAACTACTTGATGTAGTAGGTGCGATGGCAATAGTTGTAGTGTTTCTACGACCATAACCTTTGAGAACTTCAGGTTCGCCAAATTTTTCGGCTAATAATTCAGTAGCTTTATCAGCACGTTCACGAATCGTTGAAAAGATAGATATGTTTTCGAAATGAGCATCCACGCTTTCCCATGGGATCATTTTGGATTGTAAATAACTATGATAGCCTAAAACTCCCATACCTAATGCTCTGTGGTTCTTAGCAAACCTATGAGCAGCTTCCATGAGTCTATCGTCTTTAGTTTTCTCGATGAATTCTGACATCACAGCATCCAAGAACATAACCAAAGTTTCGACAGCATCTGTTTCTTTGATTTCATCCCACCACAATAAATTCAACGAAGATAAGCAGCAAACAAACGACTCGTCTTTTGTAGATGGTAAGAAAATTTCTGAACACAAATTGGATGCGTTGAGTTGATAACCTTTATCTTTATAAACTTGTGGTTTATTATTATTAGCATTATCTGTAAAGAAAATATATGGGTATCCTGTTTCGGAACGCTTTTTAATTACCGCTGCCCATCGGCGGCGTTTTTCTTTATCACCTTCAATCATCGATTGCATCCATCCTTCAGGAATTGTTACACCGATAGACATTTCTTGAATGGGATGACCCTCAGAACGAATCTTCATAAATTCATCAAAGTCACCATGATCAATTGGTAGATAAGCTGCAAAACTGCCACGTCTAGCGCTACCTTGGCTCACAATACTAGTAACGGTGTCAAATAGCTCCATACAGCGGACTGCGCCCTCTGCTGTTCCACCTGTGCTAATTTTAGAACCACGTGGTCTAATATCACCAAAGTATCCAGAAGTGCCACCGCCAACTTTTGTCATCATACCGACTTCTGCCTGTTTGATCAAGAAGTCTTCTATACTGTCTCCAACGTGGCTATTAAAACAGGAGATTGGGTTGCCTCTTTTATTACCAAAGTTCATCCAGACAGGTGTCGCGAGACTATAATAGCCACGAGCCATGTAGTCCATAAACTTATCAGCGAATCCCTCAATACCTAAAATATTTTGCGCTGTTAACGCGATCTTCTCAATTCTAGATAAAGGTGTTTGTCCTTCTTCTAGATATCCTCTCTCCAAAAATTTAATGGAGTCATCATTTAACCAATAGTATTTGTCTCTTGTCATATAATTATTTATTTTTTCTTTTTTCCCAAGCTTGCTTCATTTTTAAACGAGTTTCTTCAGAATGTTTTTTACCATACATATTATTATGTTTACCGCTTCTTTTTTCACTTAAAAGTTTGCGAGTTTCTTCGGAAATTGGATTCTTTTGATAAAATTCTTTCATTGTTTCTCTATGTTTGTTTTTGTTCTCTTCATTCCAATACATAGCATTATGCTCCTTCATTTTTACTCTCTGCTCATCAGAAATCCACTGAGTAACACTCGATCTTCTGGTGCTAATCATTTTTTCATATACATCTTTGTTTCTGTTTAAAAGAGCTTGTTTTATTTTTTCTCTCGTTTCTGGTGATTTTGGTTTTTTCATTTTCTGTTTTGTTGATGAAGATAGCCTGTAACCACCTTCATTATAAAAGCATTTTCCACCATTATGTCGATTGAGAAAATTTGAATTTTTTGCAGCGTTAACTCTTAATAAAAATCTATTTTCATAAGAAAGGGTTTCCGATGAAGAAGTGAAATTTTTTATTTTTCTAATTTTAAATGCTGACAACCCCTCAGATTTAATAATTTTATGGACAACTTTTGATGTTGTTTGATATCCACTTTCTGTCATAAAAGTATCAGAATCTGCGCTGCTATTAATTTTACAACCAGCATAATATTTACCAGAAGCAATGTGCTGTATGATATAAAAATAAGGTTTCATGAAAATTAAAATAATTCATCTTCGTCAAAACATTGACCTTTTTTAGAATACTCAACGCTTTTAGCATTAAAAAAATCCGTCATGTTTGGTGCTAATACTTGCTCGTCAAACCAGAATGTTTCGTCCAACAAAGTCTGATCAACATCGAATACTTTTTTGAATCCGATACCCGCCAATGATTCATTTATTCGGTTTTTTATAAATTCCTTAAGAATAGGTGCAGATAAACCATTCTCGTCAATACCATTGACCATCCAATCAATGATTTTACTTTCTGCTAAAAACGCCTGTTCTGATTCATGTGCGATACGCTCCTCCAATTCTTCGTCAAATAACTCAGGATGTTCTTCGCGAATGGTGTTAATAATTTTCATACCAACCATGGCATGAATAGCTTCTTCATTTCTCGTGTAACGAACTTGTTGATCAGTATCTTTCAAAACATTTTTATTTTTAGCAAACCAATTGATAATATAAAATTGTGAAAATAGTGAAACGTTTTCAACAAAAAGAGTGAATAAAATAAGGGCATAGAGATATTGCTTCTTCGAATCTTTGTAGAAACGGTGAGTATATTTTTTAAGATATTTTACACGTCCTTGAATCCACTCCAATTTAAGATTTTCTTCAAAAATATCTTCCATGTCCAAAACGGACAATAGACGCTCATATGCATTATTGTGTATGACTTCAACATTAGCCATCACGTAACCGAGATCTGACAAAGATGGATGTGGCAAATTCTCTCCTAGTTTAGCCCAAAATGTCTTAACAGCAACTTCAATTTGCCCAATAGCGGATAAAGTTCTGACGATGATTTCGCGCTCTTTATCGTTCAGTGCGGTTTTAAATTGGTGTAGGTCTGTTTTGAAACTGAATTCTTTATCAGTCCAAAAGCCATCATGCATAACTTTAATGAATTGTTCTGTCCAAGGATATTTGTTTGGTTTTCTACTAATTTGTTCGTCGTAAATACTCATAATCGTCTATTATTTAGCCCCAGAAAATGATGTTTGTCATATTCTGGTTTTCTTGTTCGATGTGCTAAATATTAGCATATTGGATCGAAAAAAGCAAGAACAATGTTTAGATAATTTCGTCGATAATACCATATTGAAGACATTCTTCAGCAGATAGCCAAATATCTTTTTTAATTAAATCATCAAATTTTTTCATTGGGATTTTGGTATATTTTTTATAATAATTTTTTAACATGTTCATGAGATTGGTACAATTATACATTGTATCAGCCATCTCTTGAAATTTACCATACATACCATCACTCAATTGATGTATCAATAGGTAGGCGTGGCTACCCATAAATCTTTTTTCACCTATTATGCTTATCAATGTTCCAGCAGAAGCAACACTACCATCAACATATGTGTGAACCTTAGTCTTTAAATTGCGAATGGTGTCAACGGTTGCCAACGCTGCATACACTGAACCACCGAAAGTATTCAAATGTAATTCTATAACAGGTTCATAACCATCGAGTGAATGTTTAAGACGTTGGAGTTTTGCATCCAATATAAAAAGATTTTTATTAAGTTGGAGCATATTAGATTCGGTGATGTCACCATAAAATAAAATTTTATTCGATATAATTTCAATCGTTAAAGCACTATCGATTTCTACTTCTTCACTATCGTCTAAAGAAATACCAACGGCATATTTGTCGGACAAAACATTCATAATATATTATATAACATGATTTTTTTGAATTGCAAATTAAATAATATTATGGATAAATTTTTACAAAACATATATTCTGATTTAATTTTAGAATATCAAACTGGTTTTAACGCTCCACAAAGAGTAAAAAATCAAGAAATCCCTCAAAGCGCTGGAACCAAACTTTCTTACAATAAACAGACTATAGGTGTCGCGCCACCAATGGTAACATCTCATGTATATGGCGAACAGGAAGAAGAACCCGTAAACATTCTCGAAATTATTGAGGAAGTGGAAAAAGAATTTGATGGCGACTCATCCGAACATAATGCGGTTCGTTTAGCCTTATCAAAAATAAAACAAAGATTAAATTAATATTTATTCCATCGTTCACGAAGTATTTTCATAAACTTCGCATATTCTTTAGGGGCTAAATCATCTTTTCGATTAGGTGCAACTGTTCTATGATCAGTAACACTATCGGGGTTGATCCCCCACTTTTTCATTCTTGGTAAGATATATTCCAAGGCACTTTCAATAGCGGCATCTGATAAAGGATCGCTGTAAGTATCACGCTCCCATGCTACACCCAAAGACCAATTATTTAAATTAGTTTTGCCTTTAAATTTAGAAGGTCCTGCATGATACGCTCTGTTTGTGTCTGAATTTGTAATCGTCCTTCTTCCGTCTCTGGCGATGATGCAATGATAAGAACCATATAATCTACCGCCTTTCTCGTTGTAAATTCTATTTGTCCATTCAATAGAACCTTCATAGTTACCGCTGGTATGATGTAACACAATCGCAGATGGTGTTATGCGTTGAGCATTCTGACCATTGGTTTGTTTTGAAAATCGAACCGTTTCGGGATAATTACCATTTTGTTTAATCACTGGAGTAGATGCTGGAGTATTAGATAATTCATTCAGAATAGCGTTCCACGTGATCAGACCATCAACACCATCATCTTTTAATTTTAAAAATCTTTGAACATTAATTATGCGTTGTTTATTATTAACGCCTAAGTTATTGCCAGTAATTCGACCCTCAATTGCTCGCCATGTTGTGTTTCCAGCGACACCATCTGCGCTGACTCCTAGCAAACGTTGAGCACGTTCTATCAAATCTTTTTTATTATTTGAGTCCATAATTTTCAAATCTGTTTAGCCACATTGGAAACGATCCCGCCACGACAGCGCTGTAAATAGCCCATCTCATGGCGAATCCAACTCCCGATTCTTTCATTAGTTCTAGAAACAGCCAATTTGATTCTTTCCAAGAATATTTATTATTATATGGTGAGAAGCACCAATCATGGACTAATGCAGCAGTGAAGGCGTTTCCAAATGGTCCTACAACGGGCCATGCAAATTTTGGTGAAGATACGCCATCTGTGATGAATCCTTTTTTAACAATGATTTTATGATCATTATAAAAGCAACGAAAATCTTTTAAAAGTTTAAATTTTCTAGTTCCATTGTAGATACCCATATCTTTTAATTCGACATCATCAGGAAATATTTTTTTATTAATAGTGGACATACTATTATTTAACTTGACAACGATAGATATAATGTTATTATATTTGCTATAAAAATAATGAAAATTGAATTAATAAATTACTTTGGAGACGACCTGATGGTTGTGAATGCTGCACGTGTTAGTTACGGTAAAGTAAAGGAACTATTTGATGACAAAGATGCTAAACTTATCAAATATCTTGTTGAACATAAGCATACTGCCCCATTCAGACATCCGCAATTACAATTCAGAATCGAATGTCCTATCTTTGTAGAACGTCAATTATTCAAACATCAGGTAGGTTTATCGGCGAATAGTATTAGTGGTAGATATGTTGATTTCAGTGACAAATACTGGAAAATTGATCATCTTCGAAAACAATCAAAATCTTCTAAACAAGGAAGTGAAGGATTTTTAGAACGAAAAGATCTTTTAGAAAAAATAGAACAACATATTCAAGACGGCGCATCTCTTTATTCCGAGTTGTGTGAAGCTGGTGTAGCTAAGGAACAAGCTAGAATTATACTTCCACTAGCATTAGAAACACAATTTATTTGGACAGGTAGTTTACTAGCTTATTTTCATTTCTGGGGATTGAGATTGAAATCCGATACCCAACTTGAGACCAGAATGGTTGCTGAAGAAATGTTACAACAAATCCGACAATTACCAAATAATCCTTTTAAATATTCACTAGAAGCATTTGGATATCAATAAATATTATTGTAAAAGAATATAATCCTACTAAATATTACTGTTATGATTAAAATTATAAATGATAATAGTGTTAAATTGTGTTGCAAAGGTCGTGGTGGATGTCCTGTAGTTACAGAATTACAGGATGGTATGGTTGAAATCACTGATGATTTTGGTAATAAAATTATAGTAAAAAAAGATGAAGCTTTGCTGATTTCGGATGGTGTGAAAACTATCGAAAACAAAAAACTTATTCTTGGTTAATATGAATTTATTTTTCCAAACTTTTGCATTAATAGGATTTTGTTTTATTCTTAAATATGGGTCTATTTTAGACCCTATTAGAAATTTCTTATCTAGAAAAGATTTTTTCAAAAAACTTTTCGAATGTTGTATGTGTTTGGGATTTTGGGTTGGTTGTTTTTTTGGTTTTTTTTGGGGTGGTTCCTTCCCAATGATGACACTGTGGGGATTTTATTCATCTTCAGTGTGTTGGTTTGCGGATTATATCACAATGCTATTTGACAAATATTTGAACAATGATAAGATAGATTCATGAATTTAAATGAATATCAAAAAAATGCTTCAAGCACCGCTATTTATAGTGAAGGGCAATCCATTATTTATCCGACACTAGGACTTACTGGAGAGGCTGGTGAAGTATCGGATAAAGTTAAAAAAGTATTGCGTGATAATAATGGCGTATTTACTGATGATCACAAAAAAGAAATCGCTAAAGAAATCGGCGATGTATTATGGTATTGCGCGGTTCTCTCTAGAGATCTCGGATTTACCTTAGAGGAAGTCGCCCAAGCAAATTTAGATAAATTATATTCTCGACAACAGAGGAATAAAATATCTGGTTCGGGAGATAATAGATAATTGATAAAAAACTGGTAATATGTAATTACCAGTTTTTTAATTTTAAGCAATCGACATAATTTTGTATTCTCTTTTCGTGTAGATCTAATGACATCTGCTCACCACTTTCTTTTCTACTTCTAATTTTTATTAGAGGTATTTTTATATCTGATGGTATATTATAATCATCACTGCCATCGGCTTTATTTTCTAAATATGGTGTCACATACTTCTCAAAAAAGTTTCTGATTTGATCCATATAAAACTCAAAGTGGGTGTCGAAATCTCTAATTGCTTTCAATCCTCGAACATATTCCCTACCAGTTTTATCTTTTTCATACATTGGTTCGTAACTAAATCCCATCATCATTGCCCCATCTGCAATTCTAACTTCCAATCCACGAGAAATGAACGGTTTTAAGAATTCTGATACTAAAACATACGGGTGTTGATCCCGTCTATATTTTTTAGACAAATCTGATGATATAGTAAAGTCTTTTGCACCTCGCACAAAGGAACCCACATCTACTGGATTACTTTTAAAAATATTAGTAGAACCACTTCTTTCAAAATTTTTAAACTGAATATCGTCTAAAGATACTTTATTTTTAAAATTACTCCAATCCGAAGACAGATATCCTTTATTAGTCATCACTTCTTGTAGATGTTCTCCGAATGATTCAATATCGAAGTTTCGTTCGATACCTTCTAATTCTCTTATAAAAGATTCTAATTTATCAACTATTGATACTCTTCTATAATATTCATTTTCATTTCTTATATTAAAACTGATACCATTCAAATCTTCTGAAATTGGTTCGCTATATGCAAATTCGTTTGGATATATATCAAATTTATATAAAACATCAGCTAAAACGCTAAGAAAATCTCGGTCATTTATATAATCTTCGTAAGGGGACATATCATATTCGATGTATCCATAAGCTTCTGGTTCGTAATATTCGAGATCATCTGTACTATATGGTTCGCTGATACTAAACATTTTTAATCCCGAATTAGCTTCTTTCATGAGACTATCTATTTTTCCCCAAAAAATATTGCTAATTGCATCATCATAACCCCCACCAACTTTCTCAGTGTAAAATGATAACGCTGCATCAGAGTTATCATTTTCCATGACATAATTCGTCATTTTTTCGGATTCCATCAATTCTTTCTCATCACGATCTAAATCTGTTGGGCGATCTCTCACATCCATACATTGATTAGAATTTAAATGTAATAAAGTTTTTGGTTCCCTATCTTCTGTAAAGAAATAATATGGTGGTCCATAATTATTAAAAAATCTAGGATCTTTGACACACCATTCAGTTTGCCTAAAGTATTTTGCAGCTGCCTCTTCAGTTGTTACGATATATAAGTTTGTACCCTCACCTTCTTCGCCGCTAGATGAGTCAATAAATTCAATACCTTCTTCCAAAGATTCTCGTTTTACTTCGCCTTTGGTCTTTATTCCCTGAAATTCATCCAATGTTTCAGCTAAATCACCATATGATTTATATGAATTAATATCTCTTTTATCTTTTGGAAACTGTGGTTTTCTTTTAAGCTCAGTGAAGTTTAATAAACGTTCTTTAACTTTATCACTATCTTCTTCGCCGCTTATAACACCACTTTTCAACATTCGCAAAACCCATGTGATATATTCTGAATTTTTAGTAGGGTCGAAAGTTTCAGCAGCCCAACGAATATAGTCTTCTTTATTTTCTATGTTATTAGGAACCAAATTGATCAATTTGGGAATTTTATCTTCCAATCCTTCTGTAATAATTTGTTCATATAAATAAACCAATTCTAAATCGTCTGAAACATGCATATTTATATTTAATCGTATTTGAAATAAATGATAAATACTATTATGAAAAAATTCGACAAATTCTTCGATGAATACATGAAAAAAGTAAATAAAAAAGATTTACCAGAACAAGAAATCGAAAAAGGTGAAGAAGTCGAGCAAGAGCACATCGCTCCTAAAAAACGAAACACTAAAGAGGGTAAAAAAATAGCTAGGACTATTTCCAAACAACACGTCGAGGAAGATCCCAAGTATTACACCAAAATGGAAAAACAACATAAGGATTGATTTTATTCATTAAATATTAACATGGGATTTAAAAAAGATATCGAAAATTTCGAAGCTATCTATAATGAGATGGCTCTGACCAATTTGAAAAAAATTGGTAAATGGGATGATAAAAAAAATCGCCATGGTTATGATAAAGCTTCTATAGGAATTTTGTCTTCTCCCGCAGGTTTGAAAAAACTAGAACAAAAATATAACAATATAAGCAATTGGGATTTTAATTTATATTTTGTCAAGTTACCAAATGCTTGGAAGCAAGCAGAAAGAGGAATTGTGGATATCAACCAATTGGAAGAACTAATTGGTGTTAAAGCAGGACGTGACTTCCCACTTCCAGATGATAACGAAGTTACTGTTATTTTTACCAATAATGCTGCTGCTGAGAAAGTTCCACTGACACCTTGGACAATAACTCATAGGATCGGACATGCGTTTGCCGCCACATTTCGTGGTAGACAAAATGATAACAGTATCAAATATTATGATAGGGAAATATCAAGAATTCTAAAAGAAATTTTAGAATGTTATGGTATGAACACATCCGCATATACTAATTTAAGATATTCTAATATGTATTCGATCAGAGATTTATTTCAAAAAATCGGTAAATTTAGAAGTGCTCGAAGGGAACTTTTACCCAGACCCGCAGAATTTTACCACGAATGTTTCGCATATTGGTTGTTACATGATGGAGAATTAAATTTAAATCCAGCCCCCGAAATTCTAATAAGCGATAATAAAAAAGCATGGGGTAGAGACACAGGTCGAATATATAAATTACAAGACGAAGATACCGCAAATAATTTAATCGAATACGAATTCAAACCAATTCTAGAGCAATTATTCGATTATTATGTTGGTTCTCATATAGGAACCGTATCTATAATGTAATTATAGAGACTTTAAATATCTTTTGAAAGATTCATTGAATCTACCAGTCCCTAATATATCACCTGCGATTTCTCGCATCTCATCATCATTGGGCGTATCACCTTTATTAAGAGTCTCCAATACGTATTCGTTCAATGCCTCTACAATATCTTTGAATTTGGTCTTGTCATTTTTGAGAACAGGAAACCATTCCATTAATTTTTTACCATCGAAATATTGTTTTAATCGCTTACGAGTATCGTCTTGATTGGCTCCAATATTGGAAACTTTTTCTTCGGCTCTTTTTATTTTCTCTTCAAACTCTTGTTTGTTAAATAATTGATCTCCTCTTGATGCTTCATCGCAATATCCAACAGCTTTGATAATTTCCCATGCTGGATTTTGAATCAATCTTGCGAGAGTTTTAATATTCAATTTATCCAGATTATGCACGTGCATGTGTTTATCGACGGCTGCTAATATATTCTTTTTATCTTGGGCAGATAATTCTGCAAAACGCAATCTCTCAAATATGTTTTCCACGATTGGGACACCAGCAGCTTCGTGTCCATGATAACTACTAAATCCATTTGGTTTTATTCCACGTGTGGTAGCTTTTCCGAAATCATGGAAAAGAACAGCTAAATTTATCACAGGATCTTTGTAAGGAGATACATTCAAACACTCATACATGTGACCAAGAACTTGCGAATCTCCTTCTGGGTGATGTTCTGGATCATGGTCATAACCTTCCATAGAAGTGAATTCTGGTAGAATGTCATGGAGAATACCAGTGTCCTGTAATTTTTTCAAAAAGTTTGCAAGTGTTTTTCCGCTTTTCGCAGACTTGTAAAATTCTTTTGATATACTTTCTTTAGAAATTGCTTTAGGATCTTGGAGTAATTTCTTCAATTCGATGGCTGCTCTTTTGGTATTCTCTTCAATATCAAAATCCATTTTAGCAGCAAAACGAAACACTCGCAAAATTCTGGTAGCATCTTCCAAAAATCTTTTCTTAGGATCACCTACAGCACGAACAATCTTGTTTTTGAGATCTTCTAGACCGCCCTGATAATCGACAATCGAGCCATTTTCATCAAGTCCAAAAGAATTAATAGTGAGGTCTCTTCTACGAGTATCGGCTTCAAATGAGTCTGTTTCAGTGGATACATTATTTTGTCTACCAATATCACCAGAATCTTCTCTAAATTTTGCCAGATCAAAATTATAACCTTTCCACAAAATAGTATATACGGGTTGAGAATCATTCTTCGAAATGTTTCTGATGTCAAAATCTTGGGCAATCTTTTCAAATGGAATATTGGTTGCCATATCCACATCATCAATTTCATTACCCATTAAAATATCTCTAGGAACACCACCAACAATATAAATATCTCCTTGATTTTTAGACTTGATATTTTTCATCAAATCCAATGCTACTCGAAGTTCTTCCGATGTGGTAATTGCTTTCTGCCAATTGGAAGAAAAATCGTCTTCGTAAGATTCATTTATTTGCCCTTCATGATCACCTCTAATTGCCCTATCAACATATTCATCATCCACCGATTGAATCATATCTATCTTTACACCATTTCTTTTCGCGGCAGCAATGATATTTTTTTTAGATTTGGGATCTTTGTATATTGCTGTAAGGCTTAATTGTATATAATCTTCACCGCTATAATCACTCCAATCTTGCCATAGTGGTATAACACCTTCTATATTTTTTAAATCAAAATATAATCGGCGTTGTGATTCTTTTGAAGATGCGGTATTTATATTTTCTGGCTCAGTGTTGACACATACAAATTCAATTTCTTTATAACCAGAATCTTCTTCATAAGATTCTATGTAAAATTTTTTATATAATTTATCAAATCTAAACATTTGTATCTGATTAGTGTATAATTAAGAAAGTCCCACCAACATCTCTTCTACTAGCAGAAAGATCGGATTCTCCTGGCAACACAATAACATTATATTGTCTTGCTTCGCCTTT